AATGAGCGGAGTGCGGCTGGTACCGCCTTTGAGAACATAGGCCGTATACTCAAATGCGCTCACACTCTCCATCTGTCCTGAAGTTATCAGGCAGTAAGGATACACATGACGCTGCCATCCGTGCTCATACTTGCCGAAACTGTAGCTGCCTGTCGTCTTAATGTCATATACCACATCACGTTTCAATTCATCGATGAAGCCGTAAAGCTCCACATCGCCGTATCTGGTTGGTAGATTTGCAGATACATACAACTGACTTACTGCCCCATCGAAATACTTTGCCTGCTCAATAACCCATCTACGATCAAAGAGGAAATTCCGCATAGGTGCCAGATCTGTTTCTGGGAAAGTTACTTGTACAATGTTTGTTTCCTTATCTCCAATAATGGAATACGGAGCACGTTCACTTGGTATATGCGACTCGTTATGAATTACCATGTCCACAAGTGCATTAAAGGCCGTACCCTTGTCAGCTGCTTCACTGGCAAAGGGTACACGATTGATCGCGTCAATCAAAGACTGTTTCAATTCCGCTTCAACTTCTTCCGGAGAGCGCTTATACTCTCCGGTTTCATTGTCTATATTGAAGAAGCTTTCTACTTCTTCATCCGCCCTCAGATAAGCTTCGAACTTATCCAGAAGTGAGGGATACATTCTATAATTAGGCTGCTTCATACTGCTTGCTGACTTTATTCAATTTCAACCCCAGTTCCTTGCATCGCTTGTTCAAAAGAACACCAGCCTGTATCTTACTGTCAAAAATGTGCTGCATACCTGCAAGAGATTTCGCCACATTGTTAGCCGACTCCACATCATTCACAAGTTCCACCTGCGCCTTGATGACTTCCATCAGGTCTTCATATTCGGAAGAAAGCTCCGTCTGTTTTTCCTGATACTTTGAATAAGTATTGATGATATTCGTCATGAAGTTATTCTCTCCAATCAATTCTCCTTTGTCATTGATAAGGGTTGGAATATCCATACGCTCTGGAAGGTTACAAGTGTTCTTCCCGTAGAACTTCTCGCAAGGATTGAAGGAGATGGTACGCTTCTTTCCGATAGCTTCCATATAACCCACCAAATCCAGCTCCTTAATCAAGTCACCGGCAGAAGAGCCACCGATTTCAGGACGGATTTGCTTCTCGTCTCCATTCTTTTCTTCTCGTTCATGGGCAACGAATATCACAGATTTGCCCATCAGGGAAACCTGATTGACAAAGTTGATAAACATGTTCTTCCGCAACCCGTAGCCTTGAAGAGAAAGCGTGCCGTCCGCTTTACGCATCTTAGGATTGTTCTGCATGATGTACTTATCCATAAAGGAAAGCATCTTACCTGCCGTATCAATCACGAACGTAGCGTAATCGGCAATCTCAGGCGACTGCATCACTTCATTGACTTCCTCCCATTTACTTATCTGTACCGTATCCACACGGTGCGCAGCGTTTACACGGTGTATGCCACCGTCAAAGTCCAGAAGAAGCGGGTGTGGAGCACTCAGTGCCAAAGTCGTTTTTCCCATACCAGGTTGTCCATAAATCATTGCTGACAAATTGGTTTTCACAATAAGCTCATTTGGTTTCTTAATCAATCCCATAATCAAAAATTTAAGTGGTTAATACTAATTTGATACCCTCAGCGGCCAGACCTCGGATATTGTGGGACAGTCCGGAATCGAACCGGGAAGCCAATTCTGCCCCTTGTACCGCCCCACTCGTGAAGCGGTCCATAGTTAAGTCTAAATGTTGTGATACTCCTTCTCTAAGGATTCGTGAAATAAGCCGGAATCGAACCGGCTACCTTGTAATTCAAGCTACAAGACCTTTTTTATATTTCTTAGCTTTACGGGGTACACGTTCCTTCTTTCTATTGCCAGCTGCTCTACAATACATTAATACATCTGAACTATTGTAATATTCCCTTCCATTCGAATAGCGTACCCGAACAGCTCCATTCTCCACCAATTCGATTAGCTTCTTCGGTCCACCCACAATCCTTTCAGATTTCCTCTTACTGAATTCCTCCATTTCCATTTGCTGAAGAATATTCTTCAACAAGATTGATGCAGTTCCGTCATTCAGCAATGTCGTTCGAAGTTCATTATTATGCTGATAAATCATAATCGTACTCATTAATGTTATTCCTTCTCACTCTAATCACACGGGTAACTCTGGCCCTTCCCTGCAGTCTTCCAACCCTACGCATATCAATGTGCATATCCATAGCGGCTATGACAAGGAACAGGATAGAGAAGAATAGTTCCAGACCATGTTTACGAATCTCCTTCAGGTCGAAGTTGATCTTCAGCTTTTCGCATAACATATACAAGACCAATTCTGTATCTTTACTGATACCCAGCTTTCTGTATATATCACGTTTCTGCGCCTTTATAGTCCATGTAGAGCGACCAAGACAATCTGCCACTTCTTTATCTGCAAGCCCTTTGCAATATTGCTCCGCAACAAGGTGCTCACGTTCTGACAAGGTATTCATGACACACGTTTTATCTTGAACTCGCCATTCTTACGATCAATCTCCCCTTCTCGTTTCCAGTCAGCCCCTACCACACACATTTCTAACCGAAGTCTGGAAATAGTTGTATTCACTGACGATATTGAGGAAATGGGGAATATTACGATTTGCCCGACCTTCATATTCCGTAAAGTCGATGCCCAATTTTCTGTAACCTTTACCATAGCCTTATTTTTTTGATTTTAAAATACTTTGAATCTGTTCACTGATTTCTTTATCGAAAGCCTCACGTCTGTCTAGCTCTCTTGAGCGGGCTGCCAGTATTGCATTAATATCTGCGAAATCATCACTGATGTTATCTATTGTTTCTTGCAGTTCTTTCATCATCCAATCTTTTTGCGATTAATAAACTTGTGATTATAAACCCGACGAATCCTATCCAGTACATAGCGGACAGGTCTTGATTAAAGTGCATTATCACTACGGATATAGCACAGAGAACTATTAGTTTTCGCATGGCTCCTCAATTTTATATCCTTGTTTTCTCAAATACATTACTATGTCCTCCTCATTGATCTCTCTCAATGTTTCATCAATTCCAACATTCTGGATCAGATTACTTATACCATAATAGGATATCGTATCTTCAATCGGTATCATCTTCAGCAATACCGAAGTTTCAATGTCTTTATATGCGTGCATAGTTATTGTTTTTAATTCAGTGCCCTGATAAGCTCTCTCTGCTCTTCCCACCGGAGTTATCAGCTACTGTTCTTCACTGCATGACCGTTCAGGACATATAACTTAATCTACCGCTGCTGCCTTATGCTCATATCATCGCAATCGGTTGCTTTCACGGCTTGTTCTTCGCCTCTGCTATGATGTATGTTTCGGTATTACCTCACTGCCATACTGCTTACGGCGCCAGCTACTTTTACGTGCCTGGAACACGACTTCATTTTTGAGGGTTAAGTCTCCCATCCCGAATTAGCTTATCATCGGTTTAGCTGGTTCCCTATCTCCACATTAAAGGGTAGGCTCTGGGCCAGATAGGGAGTTGTTATCCTGATCAATCTCCACAATATTTCGAACCTAAGTAACCGGAAGTGTTATCAGGATAGATGTCTTCAGCTTTTACTCCTGACCAATCGTAGGTAATCACTTTCTTGTTGGCTGATTTCAATCCTGAGAACGGCTCACTTTTAGCTGCCGCACTCATTGCAAACTGCATCTTTGCCATTCTCCATGTTGATTTAAGGACTTCACCGAAAGTCTTGCCTTTCTTTCTAGCAACATACTTATATGTTCTCCAAGCATCCTTCATTATCTGTTTTAAATCAAATCTTTTCATGGCGTTACCTCTTTTTAGTTATCACTTTTATTTGCTTCTCTCAGGTTTTTTCTGTTCCTTTGTTTATTGTTTATTGTTTGATGTTGCAAATATATACTTAAATATTTAAGTATAAAAACAATCTACTAAAATAATTAAGTATTTAACAAAAGTTATCACTTATGGAATTAAAAGACTTCATTGCTGCTTCATTAGAAGGAATTGCAGACGGAATTATTGAATCCAGCATTAGATTATCGGATAAAGGATTTATTGTAAGTCCGTCCATAGGACGTGTAAATGATAGGTCAACTGAACATATTTCCTTGGTACATGACATAGAGTTCAACGTATTTGTTGAAGAAAGCAATGAAATAAAAGGAGAAGGAAAAGCTGGAATACAAGTCTTTTCAGCAGGAATTAATAATAAAAAAGAGGGTAAACAAGGAACCTCTCTCTCATTCAAGATTCCTGTAATTTACCCTCAAAATTACTTTTTACTTTCCGAGAAGACGTTTGAACATCCTGACGATAAAGAAAAGTGCGATAATAATGGCTATTACAAATACAAAGATGTATAATGCCATAGCATTTATTAACCAATCGAACATAACAATATAGATTTTAAATTTAATGCAAATATACTAAAATATTTAAGCATGGTAGACAATAAGGAAGAAATAATAAAGAAAGCTATCAAACTTCTTCAAGACAGTTCTGAATCTGGATATAAAATAAGTAAAGGAACAGGACTGACAGAAGCATCTATCAGTAATTGGCGAAGAGGATTA